TCTGGTGTTTATACTTTTTACAGAAACTCAAGCGATGTTCCTGGAGGAGGAGAACCACCACAAGCTACAACTGTGCCTACAGCAAATGTTTATGGTATTTCAGACATTCTAAACGTTACTTACAGACAAAATTATAATACTACAAATCAATCAGATATTGGTTTAACAAAAGTTGCAAGAGATGCATATTCAGCGACTGCAAACAAAGCATCAAAAGGAACTCCTTCACAATTCTGGGTTCAAAGATTTATAGACAAAGTTACAATAACTATTTATCCATTACCAAATTCAACAGCAGCAAGTAATTTTCTTAATGTATATTATGTAAGAAGAATTCAAGATGCGGGAGCATATACAAATGCAAGTGACACACCATTTAGATTTGTTCCTTGTATGGTATCAGGTTTATCTTATTATTTAGCAATGAAGTTTGCACCACAAAGAGTGCAAGAAATGAAATTACTTTATGAAGATGAATTAGCAAGAGCACTATCGGAGGATGGATCAGCGGCAAGTACGTATATTACACCGAAAACCTATTATCCAAATGTATAATGGCACGATTTTCAAAAGGAAGAAGAGCACTAGCAATATCAGATAGATCAGGTGCAGCATTTCCATACAATGAAATGGTTAAAGAGTGGACTGGAGCTTGGGTACATATTTCTGAATTTGAACCTAAACAACCACAACTACAACCACATCCTATAGGAGCAGATCCACAAGGTTTACAACATGCACGACCTGCAAGAACAGAATTTCCGGTAGAAGATATTTTACCAAATGACCCGTTTACAACCACAGCAGCTTCGGGAACATTAAGTGTATCTTTTCCTAATAATGGTTTTAACTATGGAACTACACATGTAAGATTTAGAGAAGTAAAAGTCCCTGTGGGTGGTGTTGCTGTGTCCACTCTTGAATTAGCAACAACATTAAATGGAAATATAAATGATTCTGTTGCAACAATAACTTTGACAGACGCTAGTGAATTTCCAACTGCTGGTTTTATTGTAATAGAAAAAATGAATTCTGAAACTGGTGCATTTGAAAACGAAACAATACAATACACAGGTAAAGCTGGTAATGATTTAACTGGTTGTACACGTGGAACATCTGCTCCATACAGAGGTGTTACACCTACACCAACACCAGCAGGAACTCATACAAGTGGAGCTAAAGTATTTGGATCTTATTTAGCTACAGCTGTAGCTACAACTATAGTTGTTGGCCCACAACCAACACAAACAGAAACACAATATAATTCATTAACCGTGCCTCTTGTTTCAAACGCATCTAGCACGGCAACAGGCGGCGGTTTTCAGTGTACAATTGGACCGATAAATGATAGAGCTTAATTATGGCATATAGTTATTCAGATTTAACAACAGACATTAGAAATTACACAGAAGTCGATTCTAATGTATTTACAGCTGCTGTCATAAATGGTTTTCTTCGTAATGCAGAACATCGAATTAATTTAGATTGTCCTATGGATTCTGATAGAATTCAAGCAGAAGCACAATTTGCTACAGATTTTAATTCAATTACAATGCCTGTTGGCTTATTATTTGTTAGAGGTATTCAAGTTTATGATTCAACAACAGCCACTACAGGAGAGGGAGTATGGTTAGAAAGACGAGACCAAACTTTTATATCTGAATACATTGGAGAATTAACAGGTACTTCAGGGGGTTCTGCAGGTCAGGATACAACAGGACTTCCTAAATATTATTCTATGTTTGGTGGTGCTACTACTGGAACTAGCACAGCTACGTCAGGAGCAGTCTACGTGGCTCCTACACCAGATAAAAATTATAAATATATTATACATTATAATGCTATGCCAACAGGTTTAGAAACCAATACCGGGGGAACTTATATAAGTAATTATTTTCCACAAGGTCTATTATATGCATGTTTAGTAGAGGCATATGGATTTTTAAAAGGTCCAACTGATATGTTGACATTATACGAAGGAAAGTATAAACAAGAGTTAACTAAGTTTGCAGCAATGCAA